GTCAGGTCTTGATCCAGGCTGACAATCCGATCCAGGTTTTCACCCGAGATTCGCCCGGCAGCGTAGGACTTCGCGATGTCAAGGAACGTTGGCTGGTAAGCTTTCCAGGCTGGGTCTTTGCCTGGAGTCCAGGTCACATAGGGGATCCGCTCATGGATCTTCTTCGTAGCCGCCCGGGAGAAGCGCAACACCTCCCGGAAGTACTGAGGCGAATCATTGAAACCTTTCACCCCTTCAGGGGTGCCCAAATAGGTTTGTTGGTCACCCAGCGCCGCATCGACGTGAGCGGCAAAATGCGTCAGCATCCCATCGGTGGCGTGCTGATGCACCCGCAACATATGCGCAATTCCGGGCAGCGAATCGTAGTACTTTTCCGGGGCCTGCGGCACCTGATTTCCAGCGCGTGCTTCGTTCTCTTCAGTAGCAGACCGATCTTGGGTCCCGGGCGGGACAGCTCCCTCGGCGTCTTCCTGGCGGTTGTTCGCCGCTGGTGCGGAGTGCAGGCCTGACCAGTCGCTGCCTGAGGCGGTAAGAAACGCTGCGAATTCATGGACGGCAGCAGGATCCGCGATCCGTTCCAGGAACACCTTGGCAAATAATGTCATCGCATAAGCGGCTTCGCCCAGACTCATCCCTGGGATCGCAGACTCATCAAAAGCAGGCGACGACACCGGTGCGCCAATACTGGGCAAAATCTGGGTGGTATCCATACCAGGGTCCTCTCAACGGGCAAGAGCCAGTACAAAAAATGTGTGGGGTTTGGGGTACCAAGTGATGGGAACGCTGAAGGGAAAAGTGAGTGCTTCCAGGAGCGGTAGGAATGCTTCTATTCTACCGCCTCAGGTCGCTTCTGACAAGAGTTTGATGTGTTTCAGTACATGTTTATTATGTGTAAAAGTTCGATAGCTATAGTTATAGCACTTCTAAAGCCTTGCTTGGGATAGTGTGGTGTTCTCTGTGGAAAAGTCCTACATTCCCGCCACTTATCCACACACGAGCTCGACACGGTTGCAATCCCTGCGTTAACGACATCTCACAACCTTGAAAGACCCACCGAGCCCAAAACAGCCAGCGTGTAGAAAGAGCAAGATAGTAACAAAAAACCCACCCCCGAATAATCGGGGGTGGGTTTTAGACCGTCGGTGGCGCTATAGGGAACCCAGGTTTAATACCTCGAAGCTACGGCAAGATCGGGACGGTTGTGGCGCTGCGCGATTTCCCACAGCGCATCCTCGGCGGCACCGGCCAGCATCGAATTGGGGTCCATCACGAGTTGCTGCAGCCGCTGAATCGCCGCATCGTGCTGCGGGGTCGCCACGGCACCCACCGCACGGGCGGCGGCCATGCGTACATGGGGATAAGCGTCGTCCTTAAGCAACTCGACTAGCTCGTCGCTGAAGGACAGTTTGTGGTGACGCACCAACTGAGCGGCGACCTCGCGAACCTGCCAGGCGTCGTCGTCCAAAGCCTCTTGGACGGCGTCGGTGGCCTGGTGGTGCCACGCGTGCAGCAGAGCTTGTCCGGCCCAGACGCGTGCCATGTAGGGTTCGATGGCGTCCATACCGCCCAGCAGTTTAATGTCCGGATCGGATTCGGCGTCCGGCGTAGTCTCCCCGGACAGGAGCCGCATGGCCCAGTCGACCAGGGTCGTGTACCCCAGTGTTTCAACGGCCTGGGCGATGCGCGTGGAGACGGGCTTGGAGAAGTGATCGGGTGTATTGGGAGAATGCGGTACGGAATAGGACATGTCTCTATAGTACTTCGGGGGTGTTGACGGTGTATGGAGGTTGCCTACTTCCGCTTGTTTATGCGGTTGTTGGTGTTGGTGGCAGTTGACCGGATTCCCTGGGATTTGAAAATCTTGTGGACTAAATGTGGACTAGAAATGAATGATCCCCCTGGGTGGGTCTAGGAGAAAGGCCCAGGGGGATCAAATTGTGGTCAGCCGATTTTGAGGCTGCATTCGTAGTGGTGGATCCGGCCTTGCACGGTCCAGGGTTCCACGTCTCCTTGGACTTCGAGTTGTCGGCCATGCCATTTCACTTTGCTGTTAGGGTTCATGATTTCCCCAACATGTGGTGGAACGATCAGGTGATAATACAGGGTCAGTGGTGGTTGTCCACGTGACACTGATTCGTCGGAGCGTACCGGGTCCACTCGTGCTGGGAATGGTCCTTCTTCTACCATTGGGAGCGGGTTCCCGCGTGGGTCTCGGCCTCCACCGGTGAGAATCATGATCCGATCCTTGTATTGGGTCACCATGCTTTTCTCCGATAACGGTTGAGCACGAAGGTCTCTGCCAGTGTCCAGCCTTGGAAGTGGGACTGGTATGAGACACTGCCGACACGATAGTTCGTTTGGTCTGGGTTCGCCACGAGTCGTGCTGTGGCGGTCACGAGGACGGCTGCGATCTCCTCGTTAGGGTGTCCACCCTCGAAGCCGTTGCCGCGTGTGTAGGCTCGTGCCATCGCTTTTATGATTTGCAGGTGCTGACCGGCCAGGGCAACAACGCTTTGGTCGTCACCCTGACCGAGGAAATCAGCAACATCTTGTCCTTCGACCATGCTTAGCCTTCATCTGCGGTCAGCACGATAACACCTTCGGGGCGTAGCAGGCCCAGGTCATAACGAGCAGTCACGCGAATGGCCTGTTCATCGTATTCCGCGTAACGCTGGTCTAGCAGTTTGACCGTGGGATTAGTGTCTCGCGCAACGGCGATTTCACCCATATTCGCAAGAATGGCTTTGCCGGTTGGAATCTTATTGGTGACGGTCACTGGTACACCGAATAGCCGGTAGGTGGTGCCAGTGGTGATGTCGGACTCGAGGATGTATTTTCCTGCGGTGTCTTTGATTTTACGGACTGTGAAGAAGTCAGCACCGGACATGAACCAACGATTCGGAGTGACTTCTGCGGCCGAAGCTAGTGCAAGGGCGTCCAGGAAAGCGTCAGGCTCGTTGGGGTCGAAGCCTGCGGTCTGGACACCATCTTGGTTGAGGATCCCGGTCACCGAATTGTCGGCACCATCGCCAGTTAGGAAGGCGTCATCAATCTTTCGTGCCACGTCTGCCACGAGACGGGTTTTCAGTACGGAGTCCAAACCGATGATGGATTGACGCAGCAACTCATTCGAGAAACGAATCAGGGTTTTCACGGATTTCCGGTCCGATGGCATGAGCCGGACTTCATCGAACTCAATGTCGTGTTCTGGGATGAGTTCGCCTTCACCGATCCATGAGGCGTCACCGGAGCCGACAAGCTTCGGGATCCGCAAGGGTGATGCGGTATCAAAGATGCGAGGCCCAGCGGCCAGTACGACTGATTGCGCTTCGAGTGGTTCGACTAAAAGCGATGCAACCTGTTCCTGGATCAGTTCTGGGTGGTCGGCAGTTGAATGTGCCATGTTGATTGTCCTTTCGAGACGAGACAGAGAATTTACAATTTGTAATTTCCTCGTGTCTCCAGGACCAATGAGAGGCACCAGCTCCAGGCCAGTGCCTCCCATTCTAAGTGACTTTCTGCGTCAAGTAAACTATTCGTCCAGTCTGCGAATAGTCCCAGCGCGGTCCGCAGCGATAGAGAACACTCTTGCATTGTCGGTGGTGAAGTTCACGAAGCCATCACTAAACCCATATTTTTCAGCTTCGACTTCAATGGAATGCGAGGTGTTTTCGTTAATAATGAATCGTGCCATGAGGTTCTCCTTAGACTCGCGCTCTCAGCATTTCTGCGAGGTCAACTGTGTTGCTTGTTCCGGTTTGTCCTTGCCCTACATCACCACGAGGGCGACGTGCTGCCAGATGCGGTTTAGCAGCTAACAGCTCATCAATAGCCTGTTGTAAGGCTTCTGGATCGTCTAGGTGCTCTTCATCAAAGGGCAAGTCCGAGGCGTCCTGCAGCGATCCTGTGGCCTCCACGAGGGCCGTATGCAGCCGGTTCGCTAGTTCATCTGAGCGTTGTGCTCGTTGCCGGTATTTCGCATTCTCATCACGGAGTTTTTCGACATACTCACGTGGAAACGTGTCCGGTTTCTCAGCACCAGCTTCTTCATCAGTGTTCTCAGGATCAAGTGAATCAACCTCAGTTTGAACTTCATCAATTTCTGATTCCTGAGTTTCTTCGGTCTGGTCGAATTGTTCTTCGGTCATTTTTGTGCTCCTTCTTTGGCTCGTTCTAATTTCCTCGTGTATATGGTCGAAGCGATCTCATCGCGGGTCACCGGCAGTTGTGTACACACGCAACCTTTATGGGTTGGCATAGGGTGCTCAGAGGGCCATTCCCGGCCTTCACGCCACCACCAGCGACACAACTGGCAAGCACCAGCCTCCATTTCCCGGACCCAGCCCTTCACCCGCTGATCCTGTTGGATCCCTTCAGACATGCGATCCGCTGCAGCCTCCAAAGGTTCCGCCACACCGATCCGTTCCAACTGCATCGTAATGTCCTGGTCACTGTCCATAATCGTTGCGAACGCCTTCTGCAAGCGGTCGCGGTCATCGACAACCGCTGCCACAACCACCGGAGGGGTGACTGCGCCCACGGCTGCGATCATGTACCCATTGAGGGCGATTTCTGCAGCAGCCCGTCCACGTTCATTCGCGATAGCAACAACCTCCGCTGCGATATTTGGGAATACGTCACGAGGGAGGGTTCCACGTTCCACCGCCGTCCACGCCTTCACCAGAATGTCCTTGGACTGATCCGAGAGTTTCCTGAGTGTTGATTCGTAGCTCATGACAACAGCCCTTCAATATCCGTAGCAGCAGTATCGAGGGCCTGTTCACGGCGTGCCTTACGAATAGCAGCGATCTCATCTTCGGTGTACCCAAGCCGTGCCAGGGTCGTCGTCACCGGCAGAAGTCCCGCAGAATACAGTTTCACAGCTGCGTCCGCTTCCTGAGCAACAGACCTCGTGGTGGTATCTGCCCATTCAACCCGAACGTCCACACGGTAAGGATCCACACCAGACCGGACCGCAACCATGAGCCGTGCCACATCCTCCCAGGCCCTGCCGAATTGTGATTGTCGAGCTGCAGCCCTGGCCGCGAGAGAGGCTTCTGCAGCACGCATGGAATCAGCAGACGTGGGAGAATCAGTCAGTGTGCCCAGGTAATGCGCCGGCAAACCGCTAACGGCCATAATTTGGCCGATCAGCACCCGAACCGAAGCCTCATACGAGGAGAGGTTCGAGGCCGCTAACTGACCAAACTTCGTGTCGGGATCCTCGGATACCATCATGCGGTGGCCTTCTTGAATCGGGTTGACCGGGTTCCCATCGTCATCCTCGGCCAATTCCAGGCCGGTTGCCCAACGCCGGGGTCGAGCAAAGTACTCACTGGACACCATCATGTCTGCCAACAACTTATTGAGCGCATCAACCAGGGGGATAAGGTCAGTCATTTCTGACACACCATCGTCCAGCAGCCGGTCACTATTGCGTAGCGCCACAACTGGCACCATCCCGAGAGGATTCTCCAAGACCTCAACCGTCTTGAACTGACCAAACGTGACAGCACCAGCCTGATCTGACCGATACCGGGTGATCTTGTCAGCCTCATACAACACGGCCTCGGTTGTCTTAGCGGTCTCCCATTTCTTCACTGCAGCGATAATGCGCCGTGTGCCAGGATCCCGAATAACAGCAACCTGCCGAGCTGACTCCACCGTCACCGAAGGATCACCGAACCGATCAGCCCACACGATCACATACGAGGCACCAAGGGTCAGGGCCTCCCGATGTGCCACCACCGCGAGTTGGTCCATATCGTTTGCGATCCAGTCTTTCCAGATTTCCAGGTCCGGTTCACCGTCACGAGCGAATCCAATAACACGCAACCTTTCAGCTAACGCAGTCACCGCGAGTTTCGGGATATTCACCGACATGCGCGACAACCGATCACCAAGGGCCTTCTTCGAGTCCGGAGCGAGAAAGGCTAAGGCTTGTTCTCCCGCATAATACTGATCTAGTTGTGCGAACCGAGCAGCCGGTTCATCCAGTTTCTGTAACAGTGAATTGAGTAGTTCCGACATAATATTTCTCCTTACTAAAAGCCGACAACACGGCGTTTGGATTTCTTGGCATGATGCGCAGCTCGTGCCAGCGCGATCACCGCAGCAACAGCCCCATCAATCTTTCGAGGGGAATTTCGCTTGTCTTTCTGTAACAGGTCACCCGCAGCAGTTGAACGGGCCGTTGCGTGAGAGAAATGAGCCGCCAGCGCCTCGGACCCATCGTGAGTAATTTCCTGATTCACCACCGCTTGATACATGCGATCAGTTGCAGGACCCATTCGTGATGCATGGGCCGTGTTCCATTCGATAACACGACGTTCACCGTGCTCAGCAGCCCAATCTTCAATCTCCGATCTGAATCCCCAGGGGTCACATGCGGTCTCTACAACGTCATGATTTTGGAACATGTAACGGATTCGTTCAGTGACTTCACCACGTGGCACCCTCCAGCGTTTATCGCCAGGGTTCTCCCACATTCCTGCAACGAAGACGTGAGGCACTGGTTCAACCGTGCAACCAATCAACGCGGTCGAGTCTCCCGAAGCTGATCCATCAAAGCCCAGCACAATCTTCTTGCCGTGAATCTCGCGGTCAACATCTGCCAGGTTCTCCCACGCACCAAACGGCAACCAAGAATCCGAACCCTTGACCCATTGCCCTAATCTCATTTGCCGAAAAACAGGTTCACGCACCGTCTTCCGTACTGCCTCAATCGCAGCTTCTGAAAGAAAAGGATCCTTACACGCAAGAGCAGGGTTCGCGATCCTCCACGCCTCACGATCAGAAGTCTCACAACCATCAGGGGCCGCATATTCCTTTAAATAGAACTGGTCATCGTCACCCTCGCGCCCATGCTTCACCAGCCGGTACATCACCGATTCCTCCGACGCTGCCGGAGTCGAAATTGCCAGTGTCAGCGATTCTGGACGCTTACCCGCTGCAGTGACCGCAGCAGACCAAACATCTTCGGTCACAACATGCAGTTCATCCACGATCAACAGTGACGGGTCGAAGCCCTGCAAAGCTGAATAATCCGCCGGTAACGGGATCAGATTCGCGTCATTATGAGGAACAAACAACCGATCCTTATAGATCTGCACCCGCTCCGACAACTCAGGGTTCAGCTCCACCATGCGCTTCGCCAAATTGAACGTAATATTCGCTTGCCGTTGATCCGACGCCACCACCAACACCTCTGCCGAAGGAGGCCCCACAAACAGCTCAGCAAGGCCCAGCATCGCAGCGAACGCCGTCTTACCATTACCACGAGGTAAGGCACACAACGCCGTCAGAATGTCCGGAGCGAACGCACCCTGAATGATCTCCTTCTGAAAATCACGCAACTTCACAGCCTTCCCAGCACCGTGACCACGAGGAACACGCAAATAATTATGAATAAAACGAATACGACGCTTGGCACGATCACGGGGATAACCCTTGAAAGATAACGGTTCAGCCGTGACACGCGCTTTCGGACCTGCAGCCATGTCATTCGTCCTCCTTGGAATCAGTTGACGCAGAAAGTAATAGAGAATTTGCCTTCGCCTGGGGGGCAGGAACAGATTGTGTTGACCCTTGGTCCCCGGGTCTGGCTTGTCCACGTTTAATGTTGCAATCACCGCAGACAACTCCACCGGTATGTTCGAGTCGAATACCCTTGCGGTCG